TATTCTTCCTTACTTAGAAGAACGGGGTTATGATATTGATGTAACCGATGTGCGTGAGTACAGCACTACATTAGAACTCGGGCAAGTGGTCGAAGATAGTTTCTCTCACAAACAATGGCCCAATGGTGAACCTATTATACTGCGCGATTATCAAGTTGAAATTATCAATCGCTTTTTAAAGAATCCGCAGTGTATTCAGGAAGTGGCCACAGGCGCTGGTAAAACTATTATGACCGCGGCACTGTCTGCAAGTGTGCAACATTTGGGTCGAAGCATTGTTATTGTTCCTTCTAAAAGTCTTGTTACACAAACAGAAACAGACTACAAAACCATGGGATTAGACGTTGGTGTATTGTTTGGAGATCGCAAAGAATATACTAAACAACACACAATCTGCACATGGCAAAGTTTGAATGCTTTAGTGAAGAATACAAAGAACTATGAAGCAGATGTGACTATACACGACTTTATCGAGAATGTTGTTTGTGTTATGGTAGACGAAGCTCACAGTGCCAAAGCAGATGCATTGAAGTCTATGTTGACCACCATCTTTGCTCGTGTGCCTATTCGCTGGGGATTAACCGGCACAGTTCCCAAAGAAGATTATGCATATCAAGCATTGAACTGTTGCATTGGTCCAGTAATAGGGCAACTTAGTGCCAGCGAATTACAAGAACAAGGACATCTAAGTAACTGTCACGTGAATGTAATACAAATGGTCGACTATGTCGAATATAAAGATTATCAACAAGAACTAAGATATTTGTTAGAGACAGACGATCGATTAGACTATATTGCTAATCTTATTAACAAGATTTCTGAAACGGGAAATACCCTAGTACTGGTTGACCGTGTAGATCCGGGTAAGAAATTAACCAGTAAAATAAAAAATGCAGTTTTTGTATCGGGAGCTACTAAATCAAAGGCAAGAAAAGATGAGTACGACGAATTTGCGATTACTGATGACAAGGTTGCTGTGGCGACTTACGGTGTGGCCGCTGTGGGTATTAATATCCCTAGGATTTTTAATTTGGTTCTTGTGGAGTCCGGAAAAAGCTTTACAAGGGTTATACAATCAATTGGGCGAGGTATTAGAAAAGCTGAAGACAAAGACTTCGTCCAAATCTGGGACATAACATCAACTTGTAAATTCGCCAAACGACACTTAACTAAACGTAAACAATTTTATAAAGAAGCAAACTACCCATTTAGTATAGAAAAAACCGAATGGCAGAGTTGACTTACACTGACAAAGATATTATTATAACAATATGAGATTATTAACATTAGATAACACCAGTTACGAATTAAACGAGATACCTGAAGAAGTTGACGACATAAGATTCTGCGTATTAGACAATTCAGATCCTAAGGAACCTGATTACTTTTTTATTCCTTTAATTTTTTTAGAAAGCTTTAACAGTCCTGCACTAGTTCTTAAAATAGGTAACAACGTAGTTAAAATGCCCATAGACTGGCAATTACTTATAGGTGAACCCGACTTAGGAGATTTAGAAGTTGTTCCGCTTACTAGCATCAATGATCGAGGTTTTAGTGCATTTGCTTTTAATCCTATGGCTAGCTTTCGGCCTGAGTTCTATCCTGTAGAAGTAATTGACATATATCAAGATGTTAAATGGTACTTCCCTAAACTCAAACCTGGGCAGATGTTGGCTGTGCCTTTGGAAACTGGAACAGATAAACCTATGTGCGTTTATTTTGTTAAAGACATTAGTCGTCAGAGTGAAGTAGTTAATTATTCTAAGGTGTGGTAAAATGTCCAAATATACAGAACCCGAGATGTTTCAAGCCTTTAATAGATTGGTTAGAATTTATTTAGAAAGTTATCCCGACGATAAAGAAGAATTATTGAGGTTTATGAGATGGGCGTATGCTCAATATGGTTATAGTTTTAAAACTGATCTAATAGATGGGCAATCTTAAACCTGGGGCCACTTACATTTATGAACAAGCAGATGGAATAATCTATGCCAGGGAACCGCTGTCTACTGAAAGAATCGAAATGGGTCGAACCGCAGAACGGGTAACAAAAGATCATCTTGACTGGGATCTATGGAAAGAAATAGTTGAGCAAAGTAAATTTCATCCTGCTTTACAATCAGAACTAGAACGTGTTAAAATATTTTATCTTTTAATGAAGGGCAATACTGTAGAAATACAGCATCATCCAGTATGAAAAATTTAATAGTGTTTGGGGACAGTTGGCCGGCCGGCGCCGATTTGCAGGATCCGCAAAAAGACTCGTTCCCTGCAATACTATCTCAAAAATTAAACTTGAACTGTAAAAATTTAAGTCAAAGAGGAACGAGCATAGATCATGCAGTAAATGTATTCTTGAAAACTGATGTAACTGATTCGATGGTGCTGTTTTGTGCAACAGGGTATGCAAGGACTATGAAAATTGACAGCGATCAAATATTTGAAGTACATCCACAAGATCCCAACATGGAGTGGTACTATACTAGATTATATTCGGATGAGTTGGGAAAACTTAATCGGATTAAAAACTGCCTGTTAGTGCAAGAAATTTGCAAAAATAAAAAATTCCTGTATACTTTGTATCTAATTGGGATCCATTGCCGTCCCATCATCTGGTAGACCAGGAACAATGGTGCCCAAAAACATTTATGCAAATGATAAGTGCTGGATCGTGCAATCCAGACTACGAAGTAAATTGGGCGAATGTGAATCGAAAATATATGATAAAGCGTAGCAGTCATCCAAATGAAGAAGGCCATCGATTAATAGCAGAAGAATTGTACACATGGATAAACTTTCGATAAACAATGAAATGGCTCAACTTGATTTAAAAAATCGAGAATTTTATGATGAGCTCACAGATGAAGAACGTAAAAAGTTTAGCACTTATCTAATGATGAAATACAGCGCCAATGTTGAAGGCAGCAGTGATCTTCAAGCTTGGTATTTAATGGCTAGTAACGAACGAGTAAATATAAATTTTTTCGATTTTAATAAACACACAAAACTACAATGGTTAATGTGTACATCAGTGAGCCCGGGCATGGGCAAACAGAGACACTACTGGTTAAGCAGCAAAAAGAAAGAAGGATCAAATACTAAAATTATTAAATTTTTAAGTAAACTTTATCCTGCTATGAAATTAAATGATATTGCTGTTATGGCTGAACTGAACACTGAAAAAGAAATCAAAATCATGGCCAAAGAATTAGGCATGAGTGACAGCGAAATTAAAAAGGAATTATCTTAATGCTGTTGTTAAACGGTTGCAGTTATGGGGCAGCATGGGGAACTTCTTTACCAGTCTTGGCTAAAAAATTAAATATCGAAAATTATTTCAATCTTAGTTTACCCGGAGCAAGCAACGATAGGATTTTTACAAGCACAATAGAATATATATTAACTCGACCTGTTGATTTTGTAATTATATCTACTACCTTTTGGAACAGGCAGTCGGCCCCATGGAATCCTAAAATTGAATCTTATAATCGTCATTGGGTCAGTTATAGTCCAGTTGGAATAAAAAATTTAAGATATGCAAACTTAAATGATCAATACATCAAATACATTGAGGATCGTTATAAATTCGATGTTAATCACAAATATATGGATATGTTTTTTCATGATGTAATTTGCCTAAGTGGTTTTTTAACTAGTAGAAATATTCGACATGTGATATATTCTGCCCCCGGTGATGAATTTCTAAGGTCGTCGCCATTGAAAAATCATGTAAGCGAATCGAAATTGAAATGTATTGAAGAAAATAAAAACTTAATAAATCTGGGTACATGGTCTAGTAATTTATTTTTACACGAAGCGGGGTCGACAAGTGCCGACGTCGGTGTTAGCCCTTCTTGTAAACATTATCACGGTAACGAAAATCTACCTTTAGTAGAATATCTATATAATTACATACAACAAAATAATATATGAGCTATAGTTGTCGGTATTGTGGTAAATCTTATATTAAAGAAAGTACTCTGACTGCACATTTATGTGAACCTAAACGTAGATGGCAACAGCAAAATGAAACAGGAGTCCAGCTCGGATTCAAGTCTTATTTAAAATTTTACGAAGTATCCCAAGGCAGTGCTCGACTAAAAACCTACGAAGACTTTGCATCCAGTCCGTATTATACTGCATTTGTTAAATATGGCAGACACGTAACAGCAATTAAATGTGTCAACGTAAGTAATTTTACCAATTGGTTATTAAAAAACAATAAAAAATTAGATAATTGGTGTAAGGAAATCTTGTACTTAGAGTGGCTATCTGAATATATGAAAAAAGAAGCAGTACAAGATGCAATAGAGCGGGCATTAAAAGAAATGCAAGACTACGCAGACATTGATTCAAAACTGCAAAATAACTTTAATAATTACTTTCGATCGGGTTCTGGCAATCGTATAGTTCATCATATTTCAAACGGACGTATTAGCCCCTGGATAGTGTTTAACTGTGCTAGCGGAATTGATTTTCTTAGTTCACTGAACGAAGAACAACTTGCAATGATAATGCCATGGATTGATCCTGATTATTGGCAACGTAAATTTACAGATTATGCAGCAGACACCGAATGGGTCAAAGATATTTTACAAAAGGCAGGGCTATGAAATTTAAGTCAGATATTGACATTGATTTTGCCAATAGGGATCAAATTCTCAGTTTGCTTAAACATACACCCGCCAGCATAATCAAAGATGGAAAATTAAGTAAGCATAATACTGGAGTGTATTTTACAGATATTCCCGTAGATCCTTATACCGGACAATCCAGCCTCGATTATCAAAAGGCAGAAGACCGAGGATATTTAAAATTAGATTTTTTAAATGTTAGTTTGTATCAACAAGTAAAAAATGAAAGTCACTTAGATCAGTTAATGCAGCAGGAACCAGACTGGGAAAAATTGAATGATCCTGCGTTCTGTGGGCAGTTAATTCACATTGGAAACCATTATAGTACGCTGACTAAGATGCCTGAAGCTGTTAATAGCATTACTAGAATGGCCATGTTTTTAAGTGTTATTAGACCAGCCAAAAGACATCTAATCGGATTACCTTGGGCAGAAGTTGCCAAAACAGTGTTTGAAAAACCGCAAGACGACGGGTACTATTTTAAAAAAGCACATGCAATTTCATATGCCAATTTGGTAGTAGTTCATATGAACTTGCTAACTAATGCAGAAGATACTATTAAACGATTCGTCGAACAAGTGTAATACTTCTTCTTTTTGATCTTTTTTGTGCAGATTCTTTAAGACTCAGCGCTGGTCCGTATTTTAATTCTACATCTTTGCTGTTGAAGGTCTTGAGTGTGGGCCTAAACACTCCCCAGTCTGATTTTAGGAAAATATTAATAGGAACCATCCTATTACTTTCCCACCACCATACTTCCCCTAGTTCTAGGTATAATCGTTTCTGATCAGGGGTTTTAAGTAATCCAAAATCGTAGACGCTGGTGATAACATCATCTAAATTTTGAATAATGCCTATGTATTCATTGCCCCCGTAAGTAAGAAAACTTAAAAAAGGATACTGGTCTAATAATTTTTGGTAAGATAAATCCACAATGATATTTATTACCGAAAATTTTGTATATATTGAATATGGAAAAGCAACTAAATATGTGATGCAAACCGTTATAAGTTACTATTATGACAATACTGTGGATGTACAATTTGACATTAGTTCAACTTGTCTAATACCAGTAGAAATCCCTCAAAGGAATAGAGTCGTGTATACCAGACCATTACAAATTTACAAAGGCATTACCAATGTTGTTAAGATCGCAGTAAAAAATGCAGATCAGAAACCCATTGATGTAACTGGCCATTTACTTACATTTAACGTGGTCGATGACTATGTTTTTTCTAACGCCAATGTTGTACTAAGTGCAAATGTGGTAATGAGCAATGCTGCTGCTGGACTAGGGTATGTCACGCTAACTGGATTAGATTTGGTGCAGTTAGATAGAGAACAATATAATTATAATGTAAAAATACAAACTTGCTGGGGTAATGTGGCGTCATACGTTGATGACAATTACGGCGGAGCTGGACAGTTATATGTAAGTAATTCAGCCTACCCAGTTGATCAACCCGCAGCCTTAGATCTTGGGTCAGTGGGCGACGGTATAAACAGCGCAATGTATGATTTTGGAACAATTTAAGGAACAAACATGAGTTTAGAAAACCTATTAGGTATTCCTTGTCCCACAGGCCCGCAAGGGCCACAAGGTCCTCGGGGATCACAAGGACCACAAGGCATTCAAGGACCACAAGGACCACGTGGACCACAGGGTGAAACAGGATTACGGGGAGTGCAAGGCCCCACTGGAGCACAAGGCCCACAGGGACCAGCTGGAGATACTGGACCGCAAGGTCCGCAAGGTCAAGGTGTACAAGGCCCAACAGGACCGCAAGGACCGCAAGGTTCCATCGGCAATCAGGGCCCTTCTGGGCCACAAGGTCCCACTGGTGCGGGAGTGCAAGGACCACAAGGTGAAATTGGACCGCAAGGACCACAAGGGCCCACTGGACCACAAGGGGATCAAGGTCCAACAGGGCCAGTGGGTTTTACTGGCAGTTCGGGTCCGCAAGGAGCCGAAGGTCCACAGGGTCCACAGGGTCCACAAGGATCTGGTCCGCAGGGTCCACAAGGTCCACAAGGTCCAGCTGGCAGTAGCAACGTACCCGGACCACAAGGTCCACAAGGGCCTGGGTCAGAAATTATTGTACAGGATGAAGGTACTACAATTACCAGTAATGTTTCTACTCTAAACTTTGTAGGCGATGGTGTTACAGCAACTAATGTCGCCGATGTAGTAACTATAACTATTCTGGGCTCAATTGATACATTATATTCTATAGGTAATATTTCTGGAACATTTGCCCCAAATAGATCTAACGGATCTGTTCAGACTGCAACTTTAACCGGAAATGTAACTTTGTCTGCACCGACTAATATGACACTCGGGCAAAGTTTAACATTGATTTTTACTCAAGATGCCACTGGTAATCGTTTACTAACTCCTAATGCAAATTATAAATTTGCTGGAAATTTCAAAACATTGAGCACCGCTGCTAATAGTATTGATATGCTGAATATGTTTCATGACGGCGCAACTTACTATACAACATTAACAACTGGGTATGCATAATGATAGGAGCAAGCAGACTGGGATTTATGTATAATAGACCTGCTAATAGAGGGTATAAAAAAAATGTTCTGGTTTTTTATGATCCTTTGACTGCTGGCCCAGGTGGAGACACTGATTATTATAATTCTGGCGACATAAATCCTGCGACGAATATATATCCTGTGATACAGGCAAGGGAAGCAACTTTGGGATTTACAACTTCATTAGTTCAAAGTTATGCAGATTTAAACACATTAAACTTGTCACAATTTGCACATATTTGGGATATTGGTTATGCGAGCCCATATTTAACAAACCCCAACAATCCTACTAATAAATTATTCGGTTATTTACAGTCGGGCGGCGCCATGTTTATATTGGGCGAAAATAGTGATTTAGGAGTGAGAGATGATGCCATTGACACTTTTGTAACTAGTATGGGTGGTGGCAATGTTGTCAGAAGTTTGACGGAATATACATATAGCGCAGCAGTCACGGTACAACCTGAATTTTTAATAGCTAATAGTTCTAATAGTATTGTTTTTGGAAAACCAGGAACTTTTACTAGCTTGGGTACAGGCACTGCGATGACTAGTGCATTTACAGGATCAGAGTATGTCGCGGCTATGTGGGAAACCGGTAGTTTAATTGGAGCTCCATCTGGTGCAGTAATTTCTGTACTCGATGTTAATTTCTTTGTAGGGTTTAATCAAAATTATTCTTTTATTGACAATCTGTGCTTGGCATTGAACACAAAGTAATAGGAAAATTTGATAAGTATGTATATAAAAAATGTTTGGAAGATATAAATGAGTAAAACAGTCCAATGGAAGCGTGGTAACGCTAATGTAAGTTCTACCTATACAGGACCAGAAGGTGAGCTTACAATTAACACAACTAACTGGACCTTAAATATTCATGACGGAACTACTCCGGGTGGCCGGCCCGCTAGTTTTAGTCTTGGAAATCTTGATATTTCGGATCAGACTATAGTTGGAACAGCAGCCAATGCCAATATTGTTATCGATCCTGATGGTACCGGAATTGTTGTACTAAACAACGGAGTAACCACTAGTGGAAATGTAGCCGCGTCGTATTTTGTTGGTAATGGTTCATTATTAACTGGTATTCAGGCAGGTAGTAACTACGGAAATGCTAATGTTGCAGCATATCTACCTACATACACTGGAAACATATCTGCAAACAGATTAGATGTAGAAAATACTATATTAATAGGAAATACTATATTATTAACATCAAACGTTGCTAGATCATTTTTTGCTTCTCAAAACAAAGACGCACAAATAGTATCCACAGATGGAATTAATAGTTCATCGATTTATCTTTGGGCCAACAACGGCCGCATGAGTTTTAACACGGTCTCAAACGCATTTGATTTTAATTTTAACGGACAACTTAGTGCCACAGATTTCACAGCCAGTAAAAGCAGTGCAACTGGTTATTCCTTCTATACTCCAGGTGAGGGATTGGCTGGTTTTACACATGTAAACGGTCCCCCGTCCTATATAAGAATTGTACACGACGGAATCGAATATACAAAATTTTATGCAAACTATACTACCCAAACTATTGGTAATTTAGTTATTTCGTCGAATGCAAACGTATTTGGTACTTTTCCGAATGCATTTGTGCAAGTTTATGCTAATATCAATTCTTATAGTCAAATAGTACACCAAAATTTAAATTCAGGCCCTCGGGCCAGTAGCGATTTTGTGGCCACTGCAAACAACGGAGACGATTTTACATATTTTGTCGGAATGGGAATTTCTAGTAACACTTATAATTTTCCAGGTTTCGGAGTCATTAAGCCTAATGATGCTTATCTTTTTGCAGTGGGTAATAATGCCTCCGGTCCTTCAATAGGAAATGTAGGAAATTTAGTTATTGGTTCTACAAATGGAAATATTAAATTTTTTGTCGGAGCAGCAGAAGATGCAAATGTCATTACGGAATTAACTAGTACAAGTTTAGTTCCAGGTGCCAATGTTACTTACAGTTTAGGCAGTGCAACCAGACAATGGAAAGACTTATGGGTTAGTAATAATACTATCTATTTAGGCGGAGTTTCGTTGGGTGTGGATTCCGGTGGTAATCTGACTGTTAACGGAAATGTAGTTTCTGGTGGTGGTGGCGGTGGAGGTGCAGGACCACAAGGACCACAAGGTCCGATTGGTAATACAGGACCACAGGGTCCGCAAGGTCCGATAGGTAACACTGGACCGCAAGGACCACAAGGTCCGATTGGTAATACAGGACCACAAGGCCCATCTGGACCACAAGGCCCATCTGGTTCCTCATATACAGATAGTAATGTTATATCATTGTTAGCATCGTTGGGCTCTAATACTGTTGTAACATCAGGCAACATCACTGGCAACTATTTTATTGGCAACGGTAGTCAGTTAACTGGTATCAGTACCAGTTTTGATCTTGAAATGCATGTCAGCAAAGACGGCAATGACAGCACTGGCACAGGAACCATACTACGACCATATCTGTCCATAACTCACGCACTCACACAGGTCGCCGGCGGTCGCAACACTATTGTGATACATCCAGGTGGATACACAGAAAATCCCACAATAACCAGTCTGGCCACACAGTTAATAACCTATGATGCCACAGGTGCCAGCACCTTGGTCTACGGCACAGTGA